CTGCACCACCAAACCAGCCACCTCCACCGCCTTCGCCAGTTGAATCTTTAGCAGAACACCCTTTTCCAAAACTTCCGTTTTCTGTGCTTACACGACCAATACCACCTTGATATTGAGTACCGCCGGGACGATGTCTGTCGTTAGCACTATACCCAGTACCTCCTGCTAATCCTCCTCCTGCACCACCAGTATAAGGATAATATGAACCTCCGCCACCACCTGCGACAATTATACGAGATAGCAAACCTTGCTCATTATCCCAAGCACCACCAACAAGTCTTATATCGGTAGCACCACCACCGTACATAGAATAATAAGTACCCATAATCTGTTGATTTAAATAACCTTTACCACCGCCATTAAAACCACTTTTAGTGTTATTACTCGTAGATGAAGAAGCAAAACCACTTTCGCCGACGTAAACATATAATGTAGTTTGTTTTTTTAATGTAATTTCACCTTTAGAATATCCGCCTTTAGCATCAGTATACCAAGAAGAATTGTTGATACCTCCAGAAGAACCCCAGCATTCAAATTTATATTTGCCAGGTTTCAATATAACACTTTGTGGCGAACCATTGTACCCAAAGTTCCATTCTGTCTGCATTTTCTCACTCTCCTTTAACAATAAGTTATCAACTCATTTACACTTGTTGCAATACTAGATATCCCACCATTTACTTTTTCTTCTAAATTAAGAAATCTATCTTCAATTTTCTTAGACGAATAAGTGGTCATTTCAGATACTCTGTTGTCATCTACAGTTGCATTTATAAAATGAGTTTCTGCATTTCCATTTATCAAATATACGTACATTTTAATATTTTCTTCATTTCTAACAAGAATACTATTATCATCAATAGCCCTAGCGTTTGGTGTAAGTGCTTCACCAATTTCATCATATAAAGCTATTAGTATTCTTTTAGTCAATAGTGGATGATTTATAGTTACTTCATACATATTAGTTTCATTATTTAAAGTCCAATCAGCCACCTCTATAATATGTGTATGAGATACATTTACACCACCTGCAATAATATTATCAATTTTAATATTCTGTTTCTCATTTTCTGTGTCAATTCTAGTGTTTAACTCTGTTTTAGCAGTTTCTATGTTGCTTGTTAATTCTATTTTGGTTGTATCAATTTTAGTATTAACAGTACCTATTTTAGTTTCTAAGTCTTGTATATCTTTGAGTGTTGCAAAGATTATTGTTGGGTCAATTTTAAGTTCTATATTATTTACATTAGATACAATCAGCACAGTTTTAACCTTCATGTCTACTACTGCCCCTTGTTCTATAGAAGGTTTATAACATTCTTTATATTTAGAAATGGCAATTAGATTATTTTCATCATCTAAATACCCTATTTCTCTTATCATAAATCCGCCTACATTACTTGGTATAAGACTCTCTAGTATTATACAATTTGGTGCTGTTTCATCTGTAGTTGTATTCCCAATATTACCTTCCCAAACTACATTTTTTAGAGCTGTTTGGCTTTCTGTTGGAGTATATTCACTACCTCCACCATCACCAAGTTGAATTTTTACAAATCCGACTTTATTGCCTGTAACACTTGCATTTGCTATCTTTGCTTTTCCTACATCTGTAATTATAGTGTAATAACTTTTATCTATAGCCAATATATCACCTCCTAAAATATTGTTACCTCTTGATATCCAACTCCATTTCCTGTTAGTATATCAATTTCTCCATAAGTTTCTATATCTGGCGGACTCCAAGGGTATATAGTTATTTCTTGACCCATTAGGGTTGTTATTCCAAAATTCATGTAATTATCTTTACTAACTAACACTCTAGTGTAATCAAGACTCATGTTGCAAGGTTTGATGCTACTTACAAAAGAATGTACTTCCTCAAACCAATCTTGATTTCTAGCATCACTTTCAAGATGTATGTTATAGGTAGAATTATTTATAGTTAATTCATAATTGCCTTCTCCAACTATACTATCTAACCAGTTCCTAAGAAATCTCTCTGAATAAGGTAATTTACTTATATATTTACTAAAAATCCTAAACCTTCTATCCTCTAAAGTCTCATTTGACTTGGGATTTATAGACATTATTTTTTCCCATCTTTTTATACCACTTATAGTTAGGTCCTCTAAAAACTGGTCATTTGATAGGTCCTTTAATTTATCATGTAGTGTTTTTATTTCTTTGTTTTCTGCATTAAATACTTTTATATATTCTTCTTTATCCTGCAAAACTTGTGGCAAGTAATTTATTAGATTAATCTCTTTATCCAACTACCTCACCTCTCACTACTATGCTGTTACTATCTATTGTTAGATTAGATTTAACATCATTTGTCATTGTGTTTGTAATATCTAACACTCCATCTATACTTAACAAACGAGTTTCTATCTGAGATATACGGACTATTAAATTTTCTTCATCTTCCCAACTCATGTTAAGTTCATTTAAATAGTCATCAATTACTTCTTCTGCAATTAATTTTATATTCTCCCAAGTGTAACCACTCTTGTATGTTATCTCTGCTGATATATTTATAGTTGTACTTGTAACTCCTTCAACGGTGACTCTATGACCTATTGGCGCTAAACCAAGGCCTTCTCCTTGGTTTTGTAGAGGGTCAATTTCTTCTTGAACTAAATTAACTAAATCACTAGATGGAACTTTGAAGTTAGAATTAATTATTACTAACTTAACAGTACCTCCACCGTTCCAAACTGGATATACTTTAACTCCTCCAACATCTTGTATTTTGTTAACTTCATCTTTATAATTTTGCATATTTCCACCAAATGATTGTGAATTTAAACTATCATAATATCGTTGCCTTAGACTGTCCTCTGATTCTTCATCTTCTCCATTTATCAGTATTTCTGTCAGTTCTGCTGTTTCTAATTTGTCTATATATTCGATAGGTATTAGTTGCCCCAACTCAAAAATAGGTCCCGCAGTCTCACATTTCATCTTATATATACATTCAGATATTCTCTCAATTGCTACATAGTTATATTCTCCTAGATTAAACCTAGAATCAAGTGGAATATCTATGTTAAAAACTCCTTTTGCAATTGTATTAGTTGCTTCGAGTGGTGTAATTCCTCTTTCCTTACATCGTTTCTCCAAGTAGTAATAACTGGCAGTATCTACGAATGTTTGGTCTAGTAATTCATCCATAGCAATATAAGTTTCAGATAACTCTATAGCAACAGGAGCAAGAGCATTATATATTATAGAACCTTCTCTCTTGTCAAGCGTGCTAGGTACACTATCTAGCATTCTTTTAATTATATTTTCAAATGTCATAAATTCAAACACTAAACACTCACCACCCTCTCTGCTTTGATATTTCCATATTTGGTATGGACCATAAATTTACAATTGACCTTTCCTTTTATATTTTCAAACTCAAAATTATCTACATTTTCAATCCTATCATCTTGAATTAGTGCTTCTTTGATTCGTCTTTCAAGTTCGGGGATTACAAAGGATATAGGCTCTCCAATAAGGTCGTTCAACTCGACTCCATAATTCCAACTATATATTAGATGTTGGTATCTCTCTGTGTTTAAAATTAAAAAGATGGTTTGTTTTAATGCTTCCACATCATCACAAATACCATCTATCTTAGATTTTTCTATATTTAATTTAAAGGTCTTACTTGGTTCTTGCCTTACATCAAAATTAATTATCGATACATCTTCTATATCATAGTCAATGTTATCTGTTGGTAACATTTCATCACATCCTATCTAAAATCAAATATTGCTGTCCTCCTTGCATCCTAATTAAGACTAATTTATCTCCTATCTTTTTATCTGTATATCTTTTAAATGTATCTGTTTGTATTAGAAAAGATTCTTCAAAAGAGGCTTTTTGCTCTATCTTAACTACTAAAGGATTAACACTTTCTATAGTTCCAAATGCAATCTGCATTGGGTTGCTTGTTTCTACTGCATCCATTGCAGCTTTCTTTATTATTTGTAATAAATCTTGGCTCATATTATCACCTCACTTAAAAGAATCTTCTAGCTCTTGCAAAATCATGTTTTTGTTTTTGTCTACCACTTAAACTGCTTATTTTAACTACATCACCAGTATTTGGTGAATGTATGAACTTGTCATTTCCTATACATAGTCCAACGTGATGTACATTTCCTTTTCCTTGGTTGTATGCAAAGAATACTAAATCGCCAGCTTTTACATCATTTATGTTGCATAATAGTTTTCCTCTACTATCATTTGATTGGTCTGCTGAAACTCTTTTGAGATTTATACCTGCACCTCTTTTGAATGCCCACACCATAAGACCACTACAGTCAAAACTCTTTGGACCATTACCACCCCATTTGTAAGGCTTGCCAAGTTGATTTTTTGCTTCTTGAATAACTTTATTTACTTTACTATTATTGTTTGTTGATGTATTAGCATTGTTGCTATTTTGAACTTGATAAGTTATATCTTTTAAATTCTTTTCTGCTTCCTCGTTGCTTCTAACACCTGTACCTGCACTATTAGAACTATATGCATTTCCCGTTATTTGTTTATAAAACTTATTTACTCCTGGTACCCAATGTTTATTAAGAGGACTATCATAAAGTGGAGCATATTTGTCTCTAATACTTTCTAATGTTTTTCTTCCCATATGGATATAGTTTCTTGATAAATTACTTATACCTCTTTTTATTCCTTCATCCACAGAGCCAAAAGACATTCCTTTCATTCCAAAGAAATTATTTTTATTTTTACAAAGTGAAGAACTTCCATTACCAGTTTCATGTATAGAAATAGCAGCCATTAAAGCTGCATTGACTTTGTAAGCATTAGAATATTTAACAAATATACTTCCTGTATTTGATAACTTATTTTTAAATACTTTATTTAATTTATTTATCATATCATTGTCTTCTTTACTTGTAGTACTTTGTGCAGGACCATTTTTCTTTTCATCTTTATTATTAGTATTTCCACTACTATATGAGCTTGAAGAATAAGAAGCAAATTCATCTCCATCAACAAGAGTCAAATCCATAAAGTGCGAATTATTTTCAAATGTGTGCTTTACTTTCTCAACTAACATATAATTTTGTAAATCAATATCTCCTAAATCTAAAAAAACAGGTACTAAACAACCTGCTCTTACTCTAATATCTCCTAACACATTTTTTAAACTTAATGACTTAGTTTTCTTATTATATAGTTTTAGAAGTATATCACATTTTTGCTTTATCTCTGCTTCACTCATGTTTTTATCTACTGTATCAAATAGTTGTAGTATTCCCCAACTTCTCATATGTGTAGAATCTTGTGCAATATATACATCTCTTTTTCCTGACTCCTCGTTGTCTCTGACAAGTTTAATCTTTGTGTAAGTATCACTATCTATTGATGAATTATAGTCAAAATCCTCAATTACATCATTGTTCATAACCGTATCAAGTTTCATTGATGCAACATTCTTTAATGTTATTCTTCCAAACTCATCATATAAAACATACATTTCCTTTTTCTCTCTTAGAGTATCATCTAGTGCTGTTAGTATCATGTCAAAGAGTGTTTTATTTTCTTCTATCCTAGATATTTTATACTTAGTATCTTCTATGACATTGTATTTTAAATTAAAATCTTTAGCCAACATTTTTACAAGTTCACTTGCAGTTTTATTACTATATACATAAGTATCTTTATTCTTAAAATATCTTAGCTGGTCGTAAGCAACAATTTTAATGTGATTTTCTTTATCTCTTTTCTTCTGAAATATATATCCATAGAAGATACCTATTCCTTTATAATACAGCCTTACAGAATTTCCTTCGCAAAACTCTAATATATCATCCATAACTATTGTAAATTCTAACTTAGAAGGTGTTCCTCTTCTTTCTATCTCCCATGTGATACCATCAAGGACAACTGGTTCGTAGAAATCTTCCCAATGTGCAATAACTAGCCTTACATCCCTATCATTTGCCAGAACTAATTCATCAGCCAAGTTTTAACACCTGCCCTTTGTAAATTGTGTATTTAGGTACTTTTTTACCCTTGTTAGCTTTATCCATCATTGTTTTATTTAACTCATATACTTTCTTATATAATGAACCATTACCAAGTTGCTTCTGGCAGATTGACCAAAGGCTATCCCCTGCTTTTACTGTATATGTTTTACCATTTGGCTTATTGGATGAATCTGGTCTAAATTCTTTTGGTTTCATGACTGGAGTGGGAGTCCTACCATAGTTTGTCTTTTCAGGAGTTGCAGGAACTAATTTTTTAGTTGAGTAATCTCTATATTGCTTTAACTTTATTGCAACTTTAACATCTGAACCATTGTCTGCATCTTCTACTATGTTATATTCTTCTAATGACACTTTCATATTAGTGTTAAATAGTACTTTTCCACCCATTTCCCTCGATACAATAAATTGAAATGGCTTACAATCAGTTTTTAGTAATTCTAGCTTACTTAAAAAGAATTGAACATCCCTAAAAGTTCCACGATAAAAAGGTAATTTATTATGTGTAAACTCTGCTTCAAAACTTATTTCAGATAGCCCTTCTTTTTTTAATATGTTTACTTCTCCAGTATTTATCAAATCAACTGTCTTATTTTTATTTGTAACTTTAATCTCTAACTTTGGTGGAGGTATTGGTAATTGTACTCCATCTAAATAAAAATCATAAGCCACGATTACACCTCCTCTCTAAACTATTCCCTCAGCAGATACAACCATAGCATCATTCAGTTTTTCTGTTAGTACATTAACTATACCATCCACATCTGCATCTTTACTTATGTTATTAGTGTTGTTCATGTCAATTTTTATATTTACCCCTGTGAATCGGTTTATTGTTTCTTGCTCTGCAATGTCTCTAAGATATTTTAAGTCCTCTTGACTTTTATCCATAGTCTTTGCCATTTTTGCAGTATTGCCTGCTGTGTCCTTTGCTCCTTTTGCTGCGTCACTCAAAGGTGAATTTAATCCAGCTGAACCCAATCCATCACCAAGTCCGTATTTTTTATCCCAAAGGTCATCTAGACCTAAATCTTTTTTTGCTTTTTCGGCTATCTTGCTAATGTCAAAAGTATCTTTAAATTTGTTTTGTAATTGATGTCCTACGTCATATCCTTTTATAAATTCTGACTTTAAATTTTTGTACTCTACTAATTCTGGTTTCCATGCTTTAGGCTCAGGCGGTTTTTGAATGGGTTTAAATGTTGTTTTTGTACCAATTACAGTATTTACTTTTTGAAATTCTTTCATTTGTGGTAAATCAATTCCTGGAATTTTATTAATCTGTTGTACTAACCAATTCAATCCTTTTACAGCTATATTAACAGCTTTTATAATACCATTTGCTAGATTGGTAGCAAATTTATCAAAAGCTTTGTCTAAATTAACACCTGCCTTGAGTCCTGCATTAGCCATATCAATAAAGAAACATTGCACTGCATATAATCCAGTTCTAAAGATATTTGCTATTTCAACCACACAGATATTTATAGCATTTACTATCCCTACAATTACGTTGTAAACAACTGCACATAACCAATACCAAGCTCCAACTATAAGACTGATTGCAGAAATACTTGTGCCTGCAAAGTGATTGTAAACTGCTACTAATATAAATACAGCAGATATTACTGCAATTATACCTAAAACTATCCAAAAAATGGGACATGCATATATAGCAGCATTAAATCCCCATTGTTCAGCTTTGCCTATCGCTAAAGCTCTAGCTGTTCCTAAAATTCCTCTTTGTCTAATAACTTCAGATGTCCACGACATCCAATTTGCTACAGTTCCAGCTATAGTAACTGCTTGCATAATACCAAGAGCTATTATATAGGTACTAATAGCTGAAACTACACCTAAAATTATAGGTGAAATTATACTCCAATTTCGCGAAAATACATTAGCAACACTAAGTGCTTGTGTTATTATCCAACCTAGCCCTTGTACAACTAAACTAGTTCCAACAATCATCACATTAAAAAAATTCTGAAAAGCTGGACTACTCAGTAAATTAATAAATCCACTAAATACATTAAACCCAACTGCTCCAAGTACATATAATGAGTCTTTAACATCAGTTATGAAAGTTCGAAATCCCCTGCTTGAAACTGTGTCCTCAATTTTCTTCTGTATAGCTCCAAATACCATAACTGCATTATTTTTTACACTAGTAAAGATTTGACCTAGCGTATAAGGCATCTTCTCGAACTCTGCATTAGTCTGCTCTGCTGCTGCAAGTAATGAGTTTTTTACAATATCTGCTGTTAACATTCCCTCTGATGCCATTCCTCTTATTTTTCCTATGTCCACGTCCAAATAATCTGCAATCGATTGGATGATGTTAGGTGCTGACTCAAACACAGCATTCAGTTCCTCACCTCTTAATACACCAGAACTCAACCCTTGGGTTAGCTGTAACAATGCCGAATTCATTTCCTCAGTACTTGCTCCAGCAATTACGAACTTTTTATTTAGTTGCTCTGCAAAACCTACAATTTCTTTTGTACTGCTAAACGCCTTACCTGCGTTCATGCCTATTCGTGAAACTATTTTTGCAGTATCTAAGTAAGATGCACGAGACCTT